CACAAACCTAATATGGAAATATTCGTTTGGTTGCTATATCACAATCAAGAAATTGGTTTGGCGTGTACAACATTTATTATTTATAAAATTTTTAAGGAAGAAAATGGAAACGCTACAGCGTACAGCAAATAGAGGAAGCATATCTACTGGTTTTGATATTGATAACTCTGTAAAACTAGAAGCTGATAATACTGAATTTTTTAGCAGAACTCCTAGTAGTAATACTAATAGACAAACATTTACTTATAGCACTTGGGTAAAAAGAACAGAGCTTGGGATAAATGGAGCTATTTTAGATGCTTACCAAGACGGAGCCAACATGTTTCTTTTGCAATTTGATACAAGTGACCGCTTTGTTGCCTATAATATTGATAGTGGTACGGATTATGGTTATCACTATACTAGAAAGTTTAGAGACACTTCTGCTTGGTATCATATAGTTTTTGTTTCAGATACTACAAATGGAACAGCATCAGATAGATATCAACTTTATGTAAATGGTGAAAGAATTTCAAATTCAGATATAGATGTCGATTATGGAACTCCACCACAAGACTATAATAATAATTTAAATTCAACTATTACACACAATATTGGCAAAAGAGGAGATGGTCCTACTTACAACTCTTGCTACTTAGCTGAAACACACTTAGTTGATGGAACTGCATTAGCACCTACAGCGTTTGGTGAGTTTGACGAAGATAGTGGCATTTGGAAACCTATAGAAGTAGATGTTACTTATGGCACTAATGGATTTTATTTAGATTATGCAGATGCTTCAGACTTAGGTGATGATGAAAGTGGTAATGGCAATGATTTTGCAGAAAACAATATAGCAGCAGCCGACCAAGCAACTGACACACCTACTAATAATTTTTGTACTATAAATCCCCTCATAAACTACTATGGCTCTGTTAGCGAAGGAGCTACAAAATTTATACACACATCGGGTGGAAGTGGCTGGGAATCATTTGTAGCATCAATGGGTGCTGGAACAAGTGGAAAATGGTACGCAGAATTTAAATTTGTTGATAGTGGTGGTGACCTTATTGTCGGTATATGCCCTATAGATGACCCTGATTTAAATAGGGGAGCAGACGCTTTTGGTTATTATGGTAGTGATACTTCACTAGATGAATCTGTTGGTATGTATGCTGCAAATGGAAATAGCTATGTTGGCGGCGGTCCTTCTTCATATGGAAACTCTTGGAGTTCAAGCAACATAATGTCTATCGCTGTGGATATGGATAATGGAAAACTTTATTTTGCAAAAGATGGTGTTTGGCAAAACTCAGGAGACCCTACAAGTGGTTCAACTGGTACTGGTGCATTAGATGTAAGAGGAGCAACAAAACCTCAATCATTAGGTGGTACTGTTTATACAGCAGGTCATTCAGCTTTAGCTAATTATGGTGGCTTTACAACCATCTCAATATCAAGCCCTCAAAGTGATGCAAATGGCTACGGAACTTTTGAATACGCACCACCCAGTGGTTACTATGCAATTTGCACTAAAAACTTAGCGGAGTACGGATAATGGCTTATACAAATATAGACGACCCATCAGCATATTTTCAGGCTGTTTTGCATAGCTCTAATAATTCTGCAACAATTACAAACGATGGTAATAGTGATTTAAAACCTGATTTGCTTTGGTCTAAATCTAGAACAGCAACACACAATCATGGGCTTTATGATTCAACTAGAGGAGTTACAAAGTTTTTGAGTTCTAACGCCACAAGTGCAGAAACCACTGCATCCGCAGGTTATGATTTAACCTCTTTTAATACTGATGGTTTTTCTACAGGAAACAATCAATATAGCACTATTTGTGCTAATACAGGTTATGTAGCTTGGCAATGGAAAGCCAATGGTGGTACAACAGCTTCAAATAGTGATGGCTCTATAACTTCTACAGTACAAGCCGATACTGATGCAGGTTTTAGCATTGTTACTTTTACTTCACCAGCTAGTTCAGGCACAGGGATTTTTTCAGTAGGACATGGATTAGGACAAATACCTGCAATGGTTATTACAAAAAGCAGAGTGGGAACAAGCAACTGGTGGTCTTGGCATAAAGGTTTAACTGGTGGAAACAGTAATACCAGTTATATTGTTGCTTTAGAAAGAATCACTGCTGAAGGTAGTTACACTAACGCTTGGGGTGCAGGTATGACATCTTCAGTCTTTGGCATGCAATCAGGAAATACAGCAGTTGCTAGTAAAGATTATGTAGCCTACTGCTTCGCAGAAAAACAAGGCTACAGCAAGTTTGGCAAGTATGTCGGCAATGGGAATGCAGATGGTCCTTTTGTATATTGTGGATTTAAACCAGCAATGGTAATAATGAAAAGAATTGATAGCACTGGCTCTTGGCATATGTTTGATAATAAAAGACTTGGGTATAATATTAATAATAATGTGTTGTTATCAGACACCAATGGTGCTGAATTAGCGGGTGCAAATTATCCATTTGTAGATATACTCTCTAATGGATTTAAACCACGCAGAGCAACATATGATCCCAATATTAGTGGTGCAACATACATCTTTGCTGCTTTTGCAGAAAATCCACTCGTAACATCAACAGGTATTCCAACAACAGCTAGGTAAAAAAATTAATTTGAGGTAAAATAAAATTATGTGGGCATCAGTAGATACAAGCGATAACGTAACCAAGGTTTATACAAGACCGACAGCCATTACTTATGGGGATGTAAATTATCCTTCAAACGTAATGTCTTCTTGGTCAAATGCTGAATTAGCAACAATAGGAGTTTACCCAGTTGTAACTGATTCAAGCAATTACGAAGACCCTGCTTACTACACTAATACTAACGAAACTTTTACTTATTACGATAGCGTAAGTGTAGGTGGAGTTACTTATAATAATACGGTAGTAGGAGCTTACGGAACAGCTGCTCCTAAGTCTTTAAATGATACAACAACAACCGATCCTGATACTGGTGAAACAACCACAACTCCAGGTTTAAAATCAAACGCTATTACAACTCAAAATAACCAAGCGTATACTATATTACAACCTAGCGATTGGTATGTAGTACGCAAGTCTGAAAACGGAACAGCGATACCTACGGATTGGGATGATTGGAGAGAGTCAATTAGAACGACTTACCAAAGCCAAGTAACGATGATTAACGCTTGTACAACGGTTCCTCAGCTACAGGCTTTGTATGTGTATAACGATGCAACTCCACCAGTTAGACCGTTGCCTGTATTCCCACCTTCCCCTGATCAAACTTCATAGGAGTAAAATATGGATATATTAATACCATTAATTATAGTAACAGTAGTTTTGGCTTGGTCTGTAAAAAAATTCAAACCTGAACTTTGGGCTAAAGTTACATCTAAATTTAAATAAATTTATTTTAGTCCCCGGCTAATGGATGCAGTATCTGTTATTACAGAATTAGGATTTCCAATAGCAGCGGCCTTGGGATTGGGTCTTTTTGTTTGGAAGCTTATCAACAGAATTATTGATGGAATGGAAAATAAGTTAGATACTTTAGATGAAAAGGTTCAAACAAGTTTAGATACAATGGAAGAAAGAGTATCAACAAAGTTAGACTCACAATATGGAATTATAGTTAGTTTAATTGATAGAGTTAGGGCTATGGACAACCAAAGTATTAGACAAGATGTGTTGTTAAAAACTCTGTTAGGAGTTCCAAACTTAGTAGATATAGACAAAATAGCAAAAGCAGATAGAGATGATCAAAGAAAGGATTAGTTACATATGAAATTTGGTTTAATTAAAAATGTAGTAGGAGCGCTTGCTCCAACGCTTGGTTCAGCTTTGGGTGGCCCCTTAGGCGGTCAAGCAGCATCTGTCATTGCTGGCGTGCTTGGTTGTCAAGCAGATCCAAAGTCTATTAATAAAGCTATACAAGAGGCAACTCCAGAACAAATGCTTGAGTTAAAAAAAGCTGAACAACAGTTTGAAGTTCAAATGAAAGAGCTAGATGTAGATATATTTAGACTAGAAACAGTAGAAAAACAAGACGCTAGAAAAACTTTTAACAAAGATTGGACAGCTAGAATTATGGGTATTGCTGTTGTTGGTGGTTTTATGGGCTACATATTTTTAGTAACACTACAACCACCTGAGCAAAACTCTGAAGCTTTAATTAATTTAGTGTTAGGATATTTGGGTGGATTGGCGTCAGCAGTTATATCGTTTTACTTTGGAGCATCCAATACGGGTGATAAAAAGGATGGCGAATAGAAACACAGTTCAATCAGTCGCATCAGACTTAAAGTCTCATGAGGCAAAATGTGAAGAAAGGTGGAAGACAATATTTAAAGAAACAGAAGAAATAAAAGCAGAAGTCTCAGACTTAAACAAAACTTTAAAAATGGCGGTGTTTGGATGTTTTGGATTTTTAGGAACTTTGCTAATAGCATTAATATCAATAATATTTCCCGTAAACTAATGCACACTTCAGATGAAGGCTTTGAGCTTATAAAAAAATTTGAAGGCTGTGAGCTTGAAGCTTACCAGTGCGCTGCTGGAGTATGGACTATAGGTTATGGCCATACCAAAGATGTACAAGAAGGTGATAAGTGGTCTGAAGAAAAAGCAGAGTTTATGTTATGGCGCGAGCTTGAAGATGAGTATGAACATTACATAAATGCTCTTGTTACAGTGCCAATGAATCAATGTCAATTTGATGCTTTGGTTTCTTGGGTATACAACTTAGGTCCAGCTAATTTAAAAGTATCTACTTTATTAAAAAAATTAAATGCAGGAGAGTACAACGAAATTCCTGCGCAAATAAAAAGATGGAACAAAGCAACTGTAAATGGTGAGCGCAAAGTATTGCCTGGCCTTACAAGAAGAAGAGAAGCAGAAGCTTTAATGTTTGAAGGAAAGGACTGGCAACACATATAACGGAGGCTAGATGTCTGAATCCTCTGCTAGAATATCGTTAGCAGGAGAATATCTAGCAGCATCTTACATGCTGAGATATTGTGACTCTGTAATACCTACACCTCCGGGACACAAAGCAGATCTTATTCTTGATCACGACAACGCCCTTTATAGGGTTCAAGTAAAAACTACAAATTCTGTATACACAAGAAGAGATAGCGATTATTATCGTTGGGAGTTGCGCACAAGTAAAAGAACTGTTAATAACATTCGCCAAAATAAAATGGTAAGATATGGAAATGGCCAAATCGACATGTTTTGTTTTGTTGCTTTGCCAATTAATAAAGTATTTTTTGATGTGTATGACGGTACAAAAAATTTAACTGAAGTATCTAAAACCATTAAAACTTTAAATAAAATAGATTCAAAGGATTCTTTGCTTAAAGCTTTGTTAAAGATAAACAAAACACCAGAGCTCAGTCCTTTAGGTAAAACAGATTAATAGAATATGCCTTTAACAAAACTTACATTTCAACCCGGCATCAACAAAGAGATGACGGACCTTATGGATAAAGGCGGTTGGGCTGATGGTAACCTTGTTCGTTTTAGAAAAGGCTTGCCAGAAAAAATAGGTGGTTGGACTAAAAATAGTTTAAACACTTTCCTAGGAGCCTGTCGCGCCATGCTTGGCTGGGTTTCTTTATCTTCTACTAAATTTCTAGGTATGGGAACCAACCTAAAATACTATGTTAAGGAAGGAGCTAACTTTAATGACATTACTCCAATAAGATCTACAACCAGCGCTGGTGATGTAACGTTTGCTAAAGTCGGAACTGGAGATGCGACCATTACTGTTACGGATACAGCTCATGGAGCTGTGGCTAATGATTTTGTAACTTTCTCTGGGGCAGCATCTCTTGGCGGTAATATTACTGCTGCTGTGCTTAATCAAGAATATCAAATAGCAACTATTGTAAATGCTAACTCTTACACAATAGAGGCTAAAGATACTAGCGGCGATCCAGTTTTGGCCGCAGCTGGAGATAGTGGTAATGGTGGTGGATCTACAGTAGGAACCTATCAAATCAATACAGGTCTAAATGTTTATGTTCCATCCACAGGTTGGGGTGTGAGCACATGGGGATCTAGCACATGGGGGTCAGCGGCAGCGGCAAGTTTTGCTAATCAATTAAGATTATGGTCGCATGACGCATTTGGTGAAGATTTGGTTATCAATCCAAGAGCTGGCGGTGTTTACTACTGGGATACATCTAGCGGAACATCAACTAGAGCAGTAGATATTACATCTTTATCAGGAGCTAATCTTGCGCCAACCAAAGGCTTGCAAGCTATTGTTAGTGACATTGATCGTCATGTTATTGTTTTGGGCGCAGATCCTATTGTTGGCAGCGCAAGAACAGGAAGCGTAGATCCTTTGCTTGTAGCTTTTAGCAGTCAAGAAAGTTTAACAGATTGGGAGCCAACAGCTACTAACACAGCAGGAGATATAAGACTGTCTTCAGGCTCTCAAATAGTTGGCGGCCTAAGAGCAAGACAAGAAATACTTATTTGGACTGATACATCTTTATATTCTATGCAGTTTGTTGGTGCTCCCTTTACATTTGGCGTTAATCTAATTAATGAAAATGTTGGCATGATATCTCCGAATGCTGCTATCAATGCACCTGATGGCGTCTATTGGATGGCCCGAGATGGTTTCTATAAATACGCAGGCGCTGTTGAAAGGGTTAACTGTAGTGTTCTTAATTATGTTTTGGATGATTTAAATACAACACAATCATTTAAAATATTTGGTTTTAGCAACAAAGAGTTTAATGAGATAGGATGGTTCTATTGTTCTGGAAGTAGTGATGATATAGATAGATACATTACTTATAATTATTTAGAAAACGTTTGGAGCATAGGAGAGCTATCAAGAACAGCTTGGTTAGATGAGGGAATATTTGACAATCCACTGGCAACAGAGGGCTCAGGGAATAGCAGCATTTTATACAATCACGAGACTGGCTCAGATGCAGACGGTGTGCCAATGGACAATGTCTTTATTGAATCTGGTGATATCGATATTGACGAAGGTGAGCAATTTGGTTTTGTAAGCAGAATTATTCCTGACATTAAATTTTTTGGATCTACTCCTACAAGCGGCCAGATAAATTACGTTCTTAAAACTAGAAACTTCCCCGGAGAAAGTTTAACAACAAGTTCAACCAGTGATGTTACTAGTTCTACTACACAAAACTTTGTAAGAACCAGAGCAAGACAAATGGTTTTTAGAGTACAGTCAGATGATGATGCAGATACATCAGCACGCACTGGATTTAAGTGGAGACTAGGAGCTAATAGATTCGATATTAGAACTGATGGCAGAAGATAATGGCAAAACTTCTTGATAGTAGGTTACCATTAGCATTAACTGAGGTTGATGCGAACATATTCAATCGGCTAGTTAGAATACTAGAGATTAACTTAGGAAAGTTTGACCCAAATTCGACACCACAGTTTAATGACAGTGAAATAAGCACCTTTGCTTTTAACGCTGGCGATGTGATATGGAATACATCTATTGGCGTACTACAGGTTTACACTGGCAACGCATGGTTGCAGCTACATACTCCTGTTAGCCCTCATGGTTACCAAGGCAATGCACAATTAGGAGTTGTTAGTATTAAAACAAATGGTGATATAACCTTAACTTTATGATAAATTAAGCAAATGGAACAATCGCAAGATTACAAAGGCTGGTTTTGGGATGATGTAAATCAGAAGATGTATCGTTGGCATGACTTACAATTGCTAATGCAAGAGCGAGAACTAAAAAAACAAAAAGAAAATGCAAGACAAAAGTAACCTTAGAAAAATTTACGAAGCAATCAGGGGTGGCATTGGTTCTCCTATGTCAGGTCTTGGGCCAACACAAGAATACATGCGTGATATCCTTAAACCAGAAGGCTTTGATGAGCGTCAAGCACAAGCTGATATGAGCATTAGAGAAATGTTTGAGATAGAGTTTAAACGTGCTAGAGAAAGAGGCGATGAAGTCTTTGAGTTTATGGGCAAACCTTACAACACAAAAACCAAAGAAGAGGTTCAAGGTTTTTCTTCAGGCGATTCTGTTTACGGACCCAAAGCTTTAGTGCCCGGTGGTGGCATACCATCTATGGTTATTGATACTCCTAATATAAGCACAGGTCAAGATATTGATTTCAGTGATGTGTTTGACAAAGATGCACAAGATGAAGCAGAGGAAGATTTAAATAATTTTAATAACACAGAAGAAGAAGAAGAAGAAGAAAAAGACAAAAAAGAAAAATCTGACATGGAAAAAATAGGAGAAATGTTAAGTCTTGTTGCAGAAGCAAATGATTTTACTCCATTGGTTGGCGGTCAAATTGTTAAAGGATCTCAAGCAAGCATACCTCAAATACAAAGATTTCAATATGGCGGCATAGCTGGGTTTGATTTTAGAGATTTTGATATTAACGATTATCTAGAAAATATTTTAGGCGTAGATACAGGCGAAGGCACAGAAGAAGATATGGCCACTGCTCTTGCTAGAGCATATGGCGCACCTTCAGAGGGCATAGGAGCTTACGCTAGATCAATGGGTTACAGAGATACAAAACCTGGCGCTAATATTAGCATTGATGCTAAAGATGTAACACCAGATGTTTATAGATTCTACCCATCTGAAGTATCTAAAATTTATGCACAAGCTAAAGGAGCACCTTTCTCACCATTGGTAGCGCCTCCAAAAGAAGCTACTTTTATAGATGATCTACAACCTAGACGTATAGCCAGCCAACTGTATGCTAAAGATGGAACTTATGTTCAAGGCTATGAGGATGGTGATTTTGTAGAAAGAGATCAACTTGTCACTGGCCCCGGTGGAGAACGAGGCGATCAGATTCCTGCCATGTTAAGTGATGGTGAGTTTGTAACTAACTCAGCAGCAGTAAGAGGCATGGGCATAGCTGCTG